CGCAGACTGGACGCCTGACAATTTGAGCGCCGGAGAGATTTCGTCCGGGGTCATCGCCGAGGCGGTGACGCTGGACGCTCGTGAGTGGGATGATGTCCAACTCGTGGCCGATTGGGAGAAGCTGGGGGTGCCCGACGCAGGCGGGGCGCTGACCATTGAGGTTCTCATTGCGACGCCCGATGCGATTTCAACGGTGGGCCGGCGATGGCGAATTCTTTCTACGGTCGCTTCGTTGACCTCAGGCATTACTGCGTTGGCGGCCGTTCGAGGGCATGATTCTGCCTTCCGGATTACGGCTTTGACGCTTGGAACGGCAGACAAGGTGCAGCTCAAGGTCACAGGCGGGAATCGAGCGCGGAGGGAAAAGTCTTGACGGTTGGTATGTCACGACAGGCGTTGGTGTACAGTCTCGCAGCGGATCAGGCGCAGCGGGATCTGATAACGATGAAGATCGCTGCGATTGTTCAGGCATCGTTTGAGAACGATCGTCAGCCTGCGGGCCGAATCATGTTGTTGCAGGCTCCCGCGACGCGAGCGGAAATTCAGGAGCGCACCAATATTTGCTTGGATTGGTTTCTGAGAATGCGTGGGGACATGCATTTTTCGATGCAGAAGACGTTCGACCTGCTTCCGAGAGCGTTGCGAACGACTTTGCGAAAGGAAGCGTGGACTCCCCCAGCGGCGGACAGAGGCTGGAGTCCGGAGCCGAATGATGCCGAACGCAAGACGGCGTCCGGCGTTGGGTGATGAGGGCAGCGTGGCAGCAGAAACTATTTCAGGGCGGGAGACGTTTCGGGTGGGCAAATTCGAGCCGCCTCGTGGTGTGTTGCCGGCGCTCAAGGTTCCGGACCCACAATTCCTCATAAGACGGCTGCGCCAGGGGGAGTCCGCAGCGTTACTCTCCCGCCGTCAGCGCACCGAGCGCGTCGGAGAACCCCAGGCGCTCGTGAACGAGCTGTCCCAGAGCAACCCGAAGACCGTGTTTGTGTGGGCCGTTGTCGCTCAGGACTCCCCGCTAGCCATGGCTTCTATGGTTGAGCTGTCCAAGGAGCAGCGGGCTGGAATCGATCCGCTGTCAGCCGAGGAGTTTTCGACCGAGAAGAACATTTGGTATCTGCCGTTGCAGCTCGTCGTTGTGTTTGATCCTCCGCTACAGCTTCGGCAAGCTCCAGCAGGTAGACGTTTTGGGGGGGAAGTCGACTTTGACCAGGACGTGGTCAAGGCCGCTGCGTTTGACGTGATGCAGTTTGTTGCCGCGCCCGATCCCGAGCGCCTACTTGCCCTTTCCGATGAGGCTTTGGGGGTTGCCCAGAAAGATTTGATCCTGTGGTTTACGGATTATTTTGCTGGGAATTCAGCTAACAGCGGCGGCGGGGCGTCACGAGAGGACGTGGTCAACGCCTACATGTTCGTAATGGCGGAGGGGCGAAGGCGTGGGCTCGAGCTGCCGCCTGACTCCGGGCTGGAGGGGGCGGCTGCTGTTCTCAAATCTGTCATCGCTCCAAAGTTTGCAGTGATTCATCCGAGTGGCCTCGGGAAGCATCACGACGACCCGGCAACATTGGATGAGGTGTTGGCCCACTGGTCACAGCCGATGGCTCTGCGCATGCCAGCGGTCTTTCTGGTGGGGTCGCTATGCAACCATCGGAAGTCGGACAACGACATCGACGTGCTCATTCGCGGTCCTTTGGACGAAGAGACGAGACACGTGATCAAGTTTCGGCTTGGCCGCGCCTTGCCTCCTCGGCTGTCGTCCAGGGTTCAGTTTCATGACGATTCGCAGGGGGGCCCATTCACGACTCACGTTCCGCTGTACGATTTGGTGCTGGTCCCGCATGCCAGAAAAGTTCAAATCGAAATGGTCGCGAAGCAAGACGACCCACTCCTAGACTGGCCGAAGAAGCTCGGGGAGCGTCCTGGAGTTCTACAGGCTCATTTTCGAGGGTCGGGATACCATCTCGACCTTCGCATGCAGGTCGCCGACTATCTCGTCGGATGGACGCTTGCTGCGATGAAGCCTGGAATTACTGGGAAGGTGGATACGATTGAGGAGGCCAATCGTGTCATGGCGCCATTTGACATGGATGGGTCGCCGGCCAATAAGGCGATGATCCTTCCGAGCCGTGTCTATGCCGTTCCGAAGTCGAGGCAGCCTCTCGAGTGGCTCACGATTGGCGACGTGGTGTTTGAGCCGGGCTCCGTCGGGGCAACTCGATTTGAGGCTGGCGTTTATGTTGAGTTGGCGAAACTCAAGGTTGAGTGGGGGAAGCAGGACCCTCATTTTCACGAATATTTTGTGTTTGGTACGCCAGAGTTTGAGGGGACCTTGACGTTCCGCATGCTCGAAGGCGGTGTCAACCGGTCTACCGAAGATCTCACTGGCACGGGCGAGATGTTCTGGACGTCCGGATTTGCCAAGGTTGCACTGCCTTCGATCCTTCGCAGTCGTTCGGTGGAGACCGGCGCGATGCCACCGCTTGGGCAGTCGGCGATGCCCTCGTCGTTGATGGCGATCACTCCACGAGAATTTCGTTTTTGGGAGGCTGACAGCGAGGCTGAAGCTCGGAAAATTCGGGATGCGCTGGTGGCATCCAAGTTTTTCACTGAGGAGAATGTTCGTTTTGTTGACGGGGACTACACGAGGGTGGCAACCAAGGTGCGCTCCGACGCCGCTGATGTGGAGCAGCTTGATAAGCAGGTTCGCGTTTCGGATTTCGTGCTGTCCTGGCAATATTGGAAGGGACAGACTGTCATTCGGGGGGCGCCGAGCAGGCAAATTTTCCACCTAATGCTTCCGGAGTCGGCGGGCGGACGGGTGCAGGATTTTCAACTGCAAATCGATCCTCTGTCAGGAGAGGCGTCAATTTTGGCAGCCTTGGTAGAGGGTAGCGATGAGCTTTTGACGTTCGAGGGGGATGTCGCGCCTGGGTTGGAGGTTGGGGGCATTCGTCTGAACAATACCAAGGCAACGCCTTCGACAATGAAAATAATCGACCAGGGAAAGGTCGACGTGTTAGAGGATCAGCCAAGCCTCAAAAAGCTTCGGTTTCGTGGATCTAAGCTGAAGGGTTTGTTCACGCTGGTCTTGGAGGAAGTTGGGAGTGACTTTTGGATTTTTTCTCCTGGGAGTATGCCGTCCAGGAATGCGCCGTCGATAGAGAAATCCTTCCACGTTAGGGAGGACGGGATGCAGATGTGGGACATTGCATCGAGGTCCGAGACGGATGACCGAGGTGGAGATCGGGAGAAGCTCCGGCCACCAGCACTCTTCCAGCCTATGAAGCCGGCTCCGCGACCCTCCAATCGATTCACGGATCCTGAGACGGCGGCTCGTGAAGCGTTTACCGATGCGTTGCTGGCAGACGGCGTCCGAGTCGAGCCGAAGTACAATGGCTTTCGAGCGATTGCGGAACGCTGGGAGGCCAGCCTGGATGAAGAGGCAGCCTCTGACGATGGGGTGATGGTCTACACGGAGGACGCGCAGCGCGACCTTGCCAAGATTCTTCCAGGCCTGACAAAGGATTTGGAAGGCCTCGGTGGGAGTTTCATTCTCGACGGCGAAATTATGGCGCTCGTGCCGGGAACCACCGATGAGTTTCTACCGCGCGCCGATTTGGCGCAGTTTCGTGGGACAGCGCCCGCCGACGACGAGCAGCTCCGGTTTGTTGTGTTCGACATGCTCTATCACCCAACGTTGGGGAATCTTCTTGCTCAGCCGCTCGCAAAGCGTGAGGCGACTTTGGGGGCCTGGTGGCTAGAGCATAAGGATTCGGCCCCGCATATTCTGAAGGCCCCAGGATTGCTTGCCACGACCCGAGAGGAACTCCTTCAGCGAATGAAGGTGATGAGCGCAAAGCCTGGGTCTGAGGGGGCGATGCTCAAACAAATCGGCTCCACATATTCGCTTGGTGGGGAGCAGGACTTGTGGGTGAAGGTGAAAGTCGTTCGGGAAATTCTCGCGAAGATCGTAGAACGCCACGAGGTGAAAGGGTCACCAGGGGTTTACAATTTTGTTGGTGCCATCGGTCCGATTCCGGAGGGTGAGCTAGCTCAGTGGGCTGAGCCGGTCGAGCTGGACGGGAAGCACTGGGCGATGATCGGGCGCACTGGGAATCGTAAACTCGATGCAAATGTCGGAGACGTTATTGCCACGGCGACAACAGAGATATTCTTCGAGGAGGGCCCTCCAATTCGGATTCGGTGGTTTGGCCCGGCGCAGGCGCTGGCGAAGGTTGATATGCCCCCGACAACGATTTCGGAGTTGAAGGCGTTGCTTCGGCCGGGCGAGATCTCCTCTGGCTCGAAGGATGGCGAGGGCGTTACGAAGGCCGACCGCGCAGTTCGCATTGTGAAGGCGGAGCAGCTAGCCGCGGACACCTCCGAGCGATATGTGTTTGGTGTGGTGCTGGTTCCCGATGAGACCGATTCGCAAGGCGACGTGTACACGGTTGCTGAAGTTCGAAAGGCTGCTCATTCGTTCTTGGAATTCTTCGGGGGGAAATTCCGGGTCATGCACAAAGGCGAGCCCATCGAGGGCATCCAGGTTTTGGAGTCCTACCTGTCCAAGCAACCAGAGACGCACGGGGACGAAACGTTTCCACTTGGTACATGGTTCTTGGCTTCCAGGGTTAGAGACGACAAGATATGGGCAGCCATTCAGGCCGGAGAGTTTACTGGATTTTCAATGGGCGGCACAGCATTGCGAGAAAAGCTTTCGTCCTGTAACAATCGCGAGATATAGTCAACAGCGTGGAAATCAGAAAACTGGATAGCGTGCTAGCCGTTGCGAGAGCGTTTCTGGGTGGGCCCCCCGCCGAGGACGAGGCCGAGTTTCGGTTGCACGACATTCTGGTGGAGGAGGTTTCCATCGTTGACCGAGCCGCCAATCGACGCCGTTTTCTTGTGGTCAAGCAACGAGGTGGATCCGTGGACAATATCAATAAGGCAGACGAAGTTGGCCAGCCAACCACGCCGCCGGAGGAGAAGCCTGCTGAGGGGAGTGGTGCTGCAGGGATGCCCTCGACGGTGAAGGAGGGAATCTTGCGCATCCTGACCGAGGTGTTGGAGCGCACCGTGTCCGTCGCCAACATGGTGAAGGATTCGGAAGAGACAACCGCTGCCTCGGATGCTCCATTGGATAACGCTCTCGGCGTGGAGATCAAGGCAATCGCCGATCTTCTGGGGAGTGTGATTTCGCGGTATCCCTCTCCGGTGGCAAAGGCGGAGGGTGTCGTGGCGACGACCCTGGCCTCCATCGGAGAGCAAGCGTTGGCGTTGTCCAAGCAGGCGGCCCAAGAAGACTCGCTCGCGTCAGACTGCATCACGAAAATTCGGCAGCTCGCAATAGCTCTGAATACGTTGGTCGAGAAATATCCATCGCCGACCTCAGGTGCTGAGGTTGCCAAGGTCGAGGAGAGTGTCATGGAAGAAACTCCTGTGGCCCTGGAGCAAAAGGCTGAGGAGACCCAAGCGAATCCTCCGGATGCGCCTGTGGTCACTTCCCTTTCCGCTCTGGGAACGGAATTCGCAGACAAAATGAAAGTGCTGGCTTCGGTGATCCAGAGGATCGCTGAGGCTCCGGATCCCGAAGCACTGGCTTCCCTGCAGGTGGAGATGTGTGGCGTCACAAAGTCGCTTTTGCCAGAGTCGGCAACCGCGGAAGAGCCGACGGCTGCGCAAACCCTGCTGGTGGACCAGTTGGCCAAGGTCGTGGAAGAGCTGACGAAGCGTGTTGACGCGTTGACCACGACGGCGGAGAAGCGGGCTCTGGTGGATCAGCCGATACCTCCGGCCGCTGAGCCGGGCGATCTCCCCAACGTGGGAGTAGGCCCGGTCGGGGATGCGCCGGCGAGCGAAGGCGAAGGCGTGCTCTCCTCGGTCATGAAGCGGCTTGATGCGTTGGTGTCTACGGTGGAGAAGATCGCTTCCACACCGCAGGTCCCAGCGAGTCGCCCTGAGGGCAAGCCCGAGACAAATGCGGATCGCCGTGGCGTTCTCAAATCGCCATGGATTATGTAAGGAGCGCGTGAAATGCAAGACAACAGGTTCATAGTCCAAAAGGCAGATTTCCTTCTGGCGAATTTCGCGCCCGGCGGCCTTCTTCAGTCGGCGCAGCGGGATCGGTTCATTCAACTGCTCATCGATCAGGCAGTCGTGATCCCGATGATGACGCGTGTTGACATGACGTCACCAAAGGAACTGCGCGAGAAGATCAGGTACGAGGGTCGGACGCTGAGGAAGGGCACCGAAGCAACGGCCCTGCCACTCGCACAGCGTTCGGTGCCGACCACCACCAAGGTGGAGCTGGACGCTCAACTCGTGAAGGCGGAGACGAGAATTTCGTTCGAGGCGCTCGAGGATTCGATTGAACGGAATCGATTCGAGCAAACCGTGCAGGAGACGATGGCTGCGAAGATCGCGTTGGAGCTGGAGGAGCTGGCGTTCAACGGGATCACCTCGTCAAGTGATGAGCTGCTCAAGACGTTGAATGGCTTCATCACGACGGCTGGGACGAACACTGTCGTGGCCGGTGGGGCTACGCTTCAGCGGTCAGTTCTGAAAGACGTGCTGAAGACCATGCCGTCGGCGTTTCGGCGTGACAGGCGCAGCCTGCGGTTCTTCACCGCGGACGAGTCAAACATCGATTACCAGGAGAGCCTCGGTGATCGTGCGACTCCGCTCGGCGACGAACAAGTGCAGGCGTCGGAATCCCGTCCGTTCCAGGGCATTCCTGTGATCGGCGTTCCGATTTTCCCGGTGAATCTCGGTGGCAGCACCAACGAGACGGTTGTTCTTTTCACGGATCCGGCAAACATGCTGTTCGGCATTTGGCGGAATATCCGAATCGACACCGACAAGGACGCCTCCGCCGGCGTGTACATCATCGTGGTGACGGCTCGGGTGGATTTCAAATTCGCTCACGAGCCCGCAGTGGTGAAGGCAACTGGAGTTCGCGCCGTCTGATAGCGCGTTTCCGAAGTAATTTTTTGGCACCCAGCCGTATGGTGCAAAATATTGCTACGGGGTAGAGGAGAAAAGAAAAATGGCAATTTCGATAATTGGAACTCCCGTTGACGCTGGGCGACAACCGTCGGCACCAGTGATGTTCGGGAAGATCCGAGTGACGCTTGATACGTCCTACCCCACAGGCGGGTACGACATCACCCCAAGCTTGCCCCCTGGGATCACGATCATCCCGTCGGCGCCCATTCTGCATTATGACGGGTCGGCGCTTCGGTGGCTGCAGATTTCTTCGGTGGGCAAGGTGCAAGCGTTCGTCAACACAAGCGGGGCTCCGGGCGCGGAGACGACCGCAGCGGTCAACGTGTCGGGGCATGCCAACGTCGACCTTTTCTGGGCTGGCTGCTAGGCAAGCAAAGGAGAAGGTGGCTTCGATGAGCGCGATCAAGACGACTTTCGGAGAAGGCGGAACCGGGCTGCAGCCCGGTCACGGCACTCCAAGCTTGGCGACGGCGCTTCGCGACGTGGCCGATGACCTCGGGGACCTGGCCGGTGTGGGCGCAGCGTGGACGACTGGACTCGTTGTGGCCTCGCACACGGTGACGTTGCCTCGAGCGGGTATTCCCGTGGCGGTTGAGGCTACCACTGCCACATCTGCCGGCGCCAAAATCATCCAATCGACGGCAGCTCCGTCAGCGGGATACGTTCGAGTGACGTTCACTGCTGGCGTGGCGACGCTGTTGTTCAACGCGACCGATGCGGTGACGGCTGCCGCAGTTCTGATGGCACCTCGGCCTACGACCATCCGAACCACAAAGGGTTAGAGGCCTATTGAACTCGGGGAAGGCGGCGAGTGGCTAGTCCCTAGTCCCTCGTATAAGGAGACGTTATGGGTATGCTGTACATTCGACTTCATCCCTTCGACGTGCAAAAAGGTGCGCTATGCCGTCGATTTACGGTTGGAGGGATGCTGTTTGAGGAAGGGCGCTGGTATCAACTGGCGGCAGAACACGTGAAAATGCTCCGTCCCCTGAAGCAGGGGACCGGAACGCCATACATGCAGGTCGCGGAGACTGAAGAGGAGTGGCGGGAGATCAACCGGCGGGAGTTGGCCATGGCAATGGCCGGCCCGGCGGGGGCCGCGCTGGCTGACATGTTCCAGCCGAAGACGCTCTCTCCTTCGGCGCAGCCCAAGCAAGAGGGGGAGAAAATTGCCTCTTCGTTTGGGAAAATCGCGGCAAAAGAGATTGATCCGGCTACGGCAGCTCGAGCGGCGGCTCGGGATCTCGCACCATCGATGCAGAGTCTCGTGACTGGCGTACCTCAGGTTTCCCCTTCGTTTGATCTCGAGAGCATGACGAGGGAGGAATTGATTTCTATGGCAGACTCTAAGAAAATTGAGTTTGACCATCGAATGAAGAAGACCGGATTGATTGAGCTTCTCAAGGGAGCCACCTAGAATTCAAGTTTGACGCCGACCGACACCGCCTTAGCTTTGATTGATCTGATTGCTTTTGAGCTTGGCATGATACTCTCGTTGTAGAACGGAGGCATCATGGCAAGCGTGCTCTCTCGCATCAGGCAAGAACATATCTGGACCATGGGTTCCGGGATCACGGATACCCTGACCCCGACGAACCACGATGGTTCAGCCGTCAGTCTTCAGGACACCATTGACTACCTCGCCTCGCAACTCGCTGACATCACAGGCGAGACGACTTGGGAAGCGGCGCCCGATCTGTCCATAGCGACTATGGCGGCCCGGACATGGCTGTCAGACGTGAAGCGCATTCGCAGCCGACTTCTTCTACATGACATTTCAGTCCCGGCCGAAGTGGCGGCTGGTGGGACGTTGACCGTTGTCACCGGCGCTGAGTTGATCGACGGCGAATACTTCGTCCTCAATGACGGGGTGAACGCAGCGGTGACCTTTGAGTATGACAGCAACGCCAGCGTAGTTGAGACAACGACCTTGCGTGCGATTGTTTTCACCGCTGGGGATTCTGCGGCCACGGTGCATGCTGCAACTCGGGCGGCGATCAACGCAGCCCCGACGTTGGCGATTACCGCAGCGGCTGGCGGGTCGCCTGTTCTCACCCTGACAAACGACGTCAAAGGATCATTCGGCAACATTTCGATCACATCGACCATCGCAGATTCGGATTGGGCTGTGACTGGTATGACG